GCAGAACCTTTATAGCTCGCAATATCGGATCCTTTGATTGTGGGTGAATAAAAGACCTGATCTCCGCTTCTTTGAACAATACGAATTTTATCTTCAGCTAAAACAGTTGTACTGTCAAGTACAGTTCCAGCACTAGATACAATAACTACTTCACCATCAGCGATGTAGTCTGCAGAATTAGGGTCAATGCTTGCACTAGCTGTTCTTGCAACATTTCCTGCTACTAGTACATGTTTTGCATTTGTTGTCGTAAACATTTTTTTACTTTTTAAATTAAACTTAAATTATTCTATTTCAACGTTATCGATCTTTTTAGATTGAAATCTAGGATCCATAATAGTTTCTAAAGCTATTTCAACTGCAACATCTACAATTTCTCTATGAACTGTTTCATCCAGTTCGCAGTTAACTGCAGTGTCGATATCAATTTCAACAGGTCTTTTCAAATATCGCAAAAAATACTTTAATGGCGAATATGTACCATCAGTAACTATTTCATGCCTTTTTCTCTGACCTGCTCCAACTACTTCCTGACTGTAATCAATTCTCCAAGCTGCCTCACTGTATGGCTTTTTGAAGGGATTGTCTTTGTTTGCATTATACTCGTCATGAGTAATTGGTGAAACATCTATAATCTTATTTACATTATCACATAGAATATCAGATTCAATACGCTCTGTAATGCTGTACATAAAATCAGCTGGTAAATCAAAGAACGTTCCATTCGGAAGTGTTCCATTTTGGTTTGATGAAATTGACGTATTTAATGTGCCCGTTCCATCAACAGCATCTCTGATCAATTCAGAAAAATCTTTTCTTCTTTTCTCAGTCTGCTCAAACGCCTCTCTATATTTATTGAGTTGGCGATATCTTGTTTTAATGATTCTTTCTTGTGCTTTATTTAGAAATAGTGATATTTCACTGTTATCATAACCTGGAGCCGCTGAATTGGATACACGATCGTATCCAATCAGAAACTCAGTTTTCATATCAGCAGCAGTAAGAAAGATCATTTACTAGTACTTAAATCTATTTGGTTCTTAATCTTCAAATAAATATCCTGATTTACAGTATCTTTAAAGAAGTCAATAACATCGTTTAGTACTCCACCAATTTTATCTCCACCTGGGAGTGTGTATCGAGTACCATCTTTTAATATTGCTCCAACACTTAATGCATCTTCTATGAAGATCCTCATCTCGAAGTTAGGATCATTGATGACTGCCAATAATTTAGGCAATGATTTATCATCATCGATCAATTCTTCAATAGTAGTGTACATTACATTTGCTGGTGTATTTGGTGCTACCTTATTGCCATATACTCGTAATACGTTACGCATTCTATCTGGGTTGTTTTCAACTCTTCCTAAGAATTTGTATGCATCTTTTTTCTTGTTAGCTTTGGTAACTTTTTCCTGTACAATTATCTCTTCGTCCTGTAGTGCAAACTGAAATGAAGCAGATTGATATCTTGACTCCCAGTTTGGTGCTACGTGTGGAGATACTACACATACTCTGTAGCATAAATTATCTATTGGATCTGAAAGGTCAAAGACTCTTTCTTCTTTATCAAGTTTTACCTTGAAGGTATGCCAATAGTTATCTTTCTTCTTGTAGATAGAAAGATCTCCAGGGTTTAAAAACAATTCTTTTTCAAAGAACGCTTGTTCTTCTTTTGTTAAAATGTTTACCAGTCTTCCAGTTTTCATACTGATCGGTAGATCAAATTCACAAACTGTACCTGTAAACATAAATTCTCCGTCATGCCCTTGGGGCAGCCATCCGCCATTCCTATACACAGGAACCACCTTGACCTTTTTATCGGTCAAGATGGGATCCTTTGTAGTATAGTCTATTGCAACAGTGGATGAGTCTTTGGTATTCTTATCTTTTGTTGCCATGTTTATTTATTAATTATTATCGAATAATTAGGTTAAGATGTTAGGAATGTACTCAGCCATTCTCATTGGATTCTTAACCATGATTCCACCGATAAACGCCTTATGAACTTCATATCCATCTACAGAGCTTGCAGCCATTGTAGGTGAAGTTTGTTGATCATATGGAGAATATGGATCACGTAGTCCAGGAATATATCTGAAAATTTCAGAATCTCCTTTCATACCTACTTGCTTGATGTTCGCATCTCCATCAGCAGTACCGAAATCCATAATTGTATATCGACGAGATTCAGCAAGACCACCATCTGGGTGATAGATCTTGTTACGAACTGGATCATCGTATTGTGGAATGTGCATCAACTCAACAGTAATACCGTTAACAGTTTTGTACTCCAAGAACTGTCCTTTGTATCCCATTTTGTTTTTGCCACTGTGAGTAATTCGACCTTGATCGAAGTTTGGAGTGTAGTTAGATGCTTTTTCTTCCGCAGCTTTGTGGAACTGGAACATTCCATACTCTCCTGTACCAAGAACGAATCTACGCTTATCTTCAGGAAGTTTACCAACAGAAAGACCAAGAAGTGTTTCAGTCAAGTAATCTAAGTTGAAGTTGTTGTAGAAGAACTTGTTAGAAGGAGCGATTTGCTCACGAAGTCCTGCACCTGATCGGATTTCATATCCTGAATCTCCAAGGTTACCGTAAGTACCATCAGCTTTCTTGTTAGATGTTCCGAACATCAACAATTTAGCGATCTCTCTACGACACTGTACCATAAAGTCATAATCAAGCTTCTTGATCCATGCAGTTTGAACTTTACCACTTTGATCTTTCCAAGAGAAAGCCATTGGCTTGTTCTTACCTTTTCGAATCATGTTTCCAGGAACAGTATACTGCTTACGGATCATACTCATTACATTCTGCATTCTGAATGGAGAAGTGTGGTGAGTAAGACCACCTCTTTTAGAAAGAGTTTGTTCTACAAGCGAGTATTCTTTTGACCATCGTGTTCCAACTGCTAGATCTTGAGTAGGAACAGAAAGAAAGCTATCTCCAGTAACAAGCTCAACCTGATACATCCAGTTGTCAGTTCCTGCGTTTACAGGATCAGATACAATTCGTAGTTTGTAAAGGTCTACTTTATTACCAACAATTACATCGGTAGCTTCAAAGTATCTTTCAGGAAATTCGAGAACGAATCTTGTGAAGTTGATACCTGGAGCTGCTGGCAATGCATTCTTGTCGAAGTCAGCATATGCTGCGATTAGAGGAATATTTTTTTCGTCTGCTCCCTGTAAGAACCACTCATAAGGTCTATCGTCATCAATGTATTCCATAGGAAATTGATTCATAAAACTAATAAGATCGTCTCCAAGGTTAACTTTGTAAATATTCTCAATCAAATTTGAAACCAGTTGTGGTTCCAAAGCAAAAAGAGAACCAAGATGATTTTCAGTCGTTAGACCTGTCCAATCCTTCGGTTCATATTTTTGAAGAGGTGAAATTAACATTGGTTATTGATTTATTTGGTTAAACTTTTAATCTTTATTAAACATTTTCAAACCTTGCATAATACTATCTGACAATTGAGATTGTCTCACTCCTTTTCCTGGAGTCATTGTAGAAGTATTGCTGTTCAGTTTTTCAGTCAATTCTTTCATTGCGTTTGATTTGGAAACATTTCGGATCTTACTCCAGTCTCCATCAAATACGCCAAGGCTATGTAAATAGTGCAATGTTGTTTCAAATTTTAATGGATCCTCTGTCCGTGTTTTCATCACGGCATTCATTGGTCTTCCATTTGCATCTGTCTCAACTACACTGGTCATAGACTTGTAAATATTTTCTCTGGAATTATCATTTAAAGGAATTCCAGGTATAATTTCTTGAAGTTTACCTATATTAGTCTTAATGTTAGATAGGTTTTCTTCGTTCTTTTTAGCAGCAAGCTCTTTTTCTTCTTCAGTTCTTTTCTTTAACTGCTCTTGATGATATCTTTCAACGTTTACTAATGCAGCTTGTGCATCTTTTGCTTCGTTTGCTAATACATCATTCGATTCAAACATTTCAATTCGCTCATTGATCTTTTCCTGCGTATATCCTCTATTCTTCAGGTCTTCAGCAATCAATGCTTTTTGGAGATCTACATTACTATCAATAGCTTCTTCAGTTATTGTTGAATATTGAATCTCTCTCGACTTTGTATTTATCAGATCTTTTAATGGAACATTTTCTTCGTAATTATCTACCAGATCCTTAATTACTGGTGGCAGATCATTTTTATACGCTTCAATTCCACTATTAACAGTATTCTGCATTAGTTTGACCAAACCTTCAGTTGTACCGTCAAAGTCTTCAGGTAGGTCAGAAAGCACACCCTGCTCGGATAACGCTTTGGCGAATGCGATAATATTACTATCAGACGGAGATGCTGTCCTAGCAGAGTGTCCAATGCTTCCTTGACCTTGAGGCGAATCTTCAGTGTCCTCAATTTCTATTAAGTCGTTTGAATCTTCTTTACTTTCAATTGTCCCTGAATCAGGGGAGGGCTCGTTTGCCGCTTCTTCTTTTATCTTTTTTGCCTCTTCAATTATTGTTGGATTCTCTATTTTTCCGTCGGAATCCTCTACGTTCACCTCAATCATTTCGCCTTCAATTGAGTTCAGGTCTACTTTGCCAAAATCTAGTCCGTCCATCTTTTTTTATTTTTACAATATTAATATTAGTTACGTGATGTTCAAATTTTTTGTTAGACATTCTAACACCAAAAATTAGTTCTTTATAGCTTTTATTTTCTTTTGTATGGTATTCTATATTTTACTCCAAAATTGTATTTTGGTTCATTCTCTTCAATTTCTGAAGACAAGTTTACATTAATATTTTCACCCAAATCCATACTAACATTACCGCCTACATTTAATCCTTGTTCGTTGCCTGATATATACGGATTGAATCTTATAGGGTTATTTTTTTCAGGTTGGGGTAATCTTAGATTAATTAGTTCTCCCATATCAGATTTATACGGTACGTTATCTTTTAACGCATTGAAATAAGCATTGGACATAAAATAATCTGTTGCCTTTTTTCCTATTGAACTATTCTTTCTTTTAGGTCCCCCAGAACTAGAACCACTTAATGGTCCACCGTATGCCATATACATATTCAGATCACCTTCCATAAAACCTGTGTGATGTTTTCTATCCTGATATGCTTTTCCTACATATCTCTGAGGAGCTCTTGTTTTTATTACACCACCATGTGCTTTTTGAAATGCGGGTGCTATATCCTTATAATGTTCTGCAAAATATCTAGCATCTTCTTCTGTTTCAAATCTCATCTCTTCATTTGCTATGGGACCAGTCATTTCTAATCTACCGTTTACATCTTGTATATTAGGAATAGCATAATTATCATAACTTCCCATATAGTGTGTACCACGTTCTCCTGAAGGAAACATATACGGATTATCTGTAGGACTTACCATTCTCTTAGCAGCAGGATTACCATGCATTTCTTCATAAGCAAGCCTTGCTTTCATCATACCATCTGCACTATTATCATTGTTGATTTCTTCAGCTTTAGGTCCACCTTTTGGAGATAAATTTAATGGTCCACCTTTAGCTAAATAATAGTCTTCTTCGAATTCGTCAATACCAGAGATTTCATCATAATATTCAGTGGCATCATAGCCTGCAAAACCAGCATCTTGTATGTGTTTTAAGTTCTTTATCTGTTGTGCATGAGTTCCATCTAGGTATTGCATGTAATCAACAAATTCTTTTCCTTTTCTTAATTTTCTTGCTCTATTTGCCCATTTAGCTCCAGTTGATGCCCATCCTAAAAACGGAATCATTGCAGCATAAGATAAAGCTGCGTCTGCATAATTTCCTTCTTTAGTATACCATAGAGCATTTATCCCATCTGCTATTTCACCAACTACAGGTATCATGCCAGCCGCATCTAAGGTCATATGCCCTATCTCACTTGGAGTCATTCCACTTGGTACTGTATATAACTCAGCCATTTCATCACGCATCTTTTTCTTCTCTTCCTCAGTCATTGGTTTTCCTGTACTAGGATCTATAACTATATCTTCTTGCGGAGTAACTACATTATCTAATCTATCTCTTCTTAGATTACTTTCTTCAACAACAGCTTTACGATCTTTTTCAATTTGATCTGCTACTTCACCAAGCCTTTCAACATTTCCAGGTAACTCTTTAATTTGTTGTTTTGTTGGTGTTCCAGTCTCTCTATTCAATGTGGGTAATGAATTTTCAATTTCCCACATTCTTTCTTGATCTTCAGGTGTAAATTTTTCAAATTTATCGAATGCTGTCCAACTTCCACCTTCTATTCTTTTTTTCTCAAGTGCATCCCATTCTTTATATAGTTCTTCTTTAGGATCATCTATAAGTCCTTCTTCTCTTGCTTTTTCCGCAATTGCTTTATTTCTTGCTTGAGTTGCCTTTAATTCTTCTACTTCTTTACGTTTCTGATTGATATCTATAATGTTCGGTGTTTGAACACCAGTACTTTCAGCTATAGCTGTTTCAGGATGAGGATGAGAATGAGGAATGGTTCCTCCTGTGTGATATTTTTGTATTAGATTGTTTTGGTTGAGTGCACTTTTGATATCAGGAGTTTTAGAATATCTTGAATATTCTTTTGGATTCTTTTCAATATTTGAATGATGATTTGATCTGTTCAATACTTTACTTATTGCATCAGCTCCTTTATTAATTAAAGGCATTTGTTTATTGAACTTGCGAGTATCTCTATTACTAAGACTTGGCGGTTGTTGAATTTCTGGATCTAAATTTACATCAAGTGGTTTTGGTTTTACAGAAAGATCAAGTGGCTTTGGTGCTTTAGCTTCAATTACTACTTCATCTAATTCTGTATACTGAGGTTCACCTTCTACTTTCTTATCTTTCGTATCTGAAATTTCATATCTTTTATCAACTCCATATGCTTCATTAATCTTATTTTGTATTTTTTTCCATTCATCTGAACCCTTTTCTACTTTTTTTCTTGCTGCTACCAGATCTTTTATTTTTTCATATGGTACAGTGGGAGTTTTCTTTTTCTTTTTTGAAGATTTTGTATTATAAGCTTCATCAAATCCATAAACTTTTTTAGCTTCTTGAATCATTCTAGCATCATTTGCTTTAGGATTTGTAACGTCATGTAACTTATCTATTGCTTTTGCATCACCTTTGGATATTTTTTCATAATCTTCTTCAGAAAGATATCTCCTACTTTTTGGATTAAACATTCCTTTCATTGAAGCATATGCTACAAGTACATCTGCGGAATATCTTGGATCGGCAGCTAATTCAGGATTCTTAACTAGATCAATATTAACACCATTCTTATTAAGAATTTTTGTTACTTTTTCATAATTAGCTCTTCCTGTTAGCTGAACTCCGCCTCTACCTCTGTATTTCCAACCATCATCTGGATTATCATTATCCAAATGTCTTCCATATTTATCTGAATAAACTGTATTGAAAAGTTCTTTTTGTCTTTTTAATTTTTCTTTACTGTCTAATTTTTTACCATCATTATCTCTACCTTTAGCGCTTACGTGAGATTTAATCCAGTCGTCTAGTTTTTTAGATACTGTGTAAGTAACTCCAGTTTTTGGATCTTTCCATGTTGTAGATTCTCCAACTATTTTACCATTCTTATACCATCCTTTGGATTTAGCAAATTCTGATAATGATGTACCTGATCTACTTGTTCCTCCAAAATTCTTATATATACCGTTTCTACTATAATGCGCATCTTCTGTAGCAGTTCCAGATTTGCTTTCTACGCCATTGAGTATATATAATCCTTTTAGTTGATTTTCACTAAGGTTATGGTGTTGTGCCGCAATATCTATTTTTTCTTGAAATGGTGTTTTTGTATATATGTGAGCTTTTGGTGCTGCTTTTGGTGCTTTTTCTTTTTCTTCCTTTTTTATATCCGTTGGTGCATCTATAGTTCCACCTAATGCAAATTTTTGTGTTTCAAGATTATCAATAGCTTCAGAGTAAAGACCTTTATAGCCCATACTTTTGAGTTTTCTAATAATCTCTAATCTTTCAGATGGTCGGTATTTCATTTTGAACTACTTTCTTTTTTATTTAAAGCTTTCTCTTTCAACTTAAGATCTTTCTCTTTCATCTCCTTATCGTTCTGAATTTTTTGATTATCCTGTTGTAGCTTTTGCTGTTTCAGATTATAATCATTATCGATCTTTTGTTGCATTTGCATCAGCTTCTGCAATTCAATATCGTCAGGAACTCTATTGTCATTCTGATCTCTATCGAATTCTTTATCTGCAGAATTAATATAAGCGACTTCCAGTTTGGTATTATTATCCATCATCTTCATCTCTTTCTCATGGATCTGCCTGTCCTCTCTGTCAGCAGTTGCAATTTCAAGTGCTCTCTCTTGAGCTTGTTGTTGCATCTGTTGTAGCTGTTGTTCATGTTGCTGTTGTTGTTGCATTTCTTGTTGTTTCTGCTCAAGTTGTTCTTGTTCACCTTGTTCGATCTTTCTTCGAATAGATGTTATAGAATCACTGTAGTAGATATCCATCAGCTGACTCCACTTCAATTTATCATTCTGTATACCAGCATGTGCAAGTTGTTTCAATGATTGTTCAAGTGCTGCATCATTACTAGTATTCGACATAAACAATCCATATTCAGATTCATTGAATATCTTACCATCAACTTCAAACATTACAGTTGTTAGATCATCTGTAACATATTGCAACTTCTTATTTTTATTCCGCCATGCAAACTTTGCAGTTTCAAGCAATGTAGCCATTGCTCTAAGTTTTGTATTATCGTGTGCAGAGAACCATTTTTCAGTAATATGACTTGACTGTACTACAGCTCTTTCTACATTACCTACCAATTCTCTATTCTCAACCTGACCTTGTCGTTGCTTTGTAACACCTGCTATTTCACCTAGCTGATTTTCCAAATAACTCAACATTCCAATATGTTGTTGAATATAGCTTCCCAGTTCCAGGTCAAGAACTTGATGACCAGAAGCACCAGTCATATTTCCTCTCAATTTTCCTGTTGCAGCACCTTTATTACCAACTTTAAAGTAATCTACAGGAGCCCATCCTAATACTTCAGCATAGTACAACCACTTCTCTACTTCCCATTCATCAGGTACAAGTGACAGATCCAATTGTGCTATTTTACCTTTAGACTTAGCAAATGCAAGTTCAGTTCTATACATGAACACATTGTACAAATACTGATAAGGCTTCATTCGATCCATTAGTGATTTTACACTAGAATCATTAGTAGCATATAGCGTTCCTACATATCCAGGTGCACAATAACTAGGGTTAGTCATCTTTCTGAACTGAATAGGTCGAGGTTGCATCTTCACATAAATATCTTCACCGATCTTAGTTCCTTCCCACCATTCGTTTACCCATATCCATTCTATTTCTTCTCCTTTATCTACGTTAGGTTTGTATCTTTCATCTACTATCTCCTCCTGTGCATCTCCATCCTTATCATAATACTTTAACTTCCCAACTTTTCTTCTAGATTTCCAAACAGTTCGTACAACCTTAATGTTCCCTTCTTCGTCATAGCTTCCACCAAAGTATCTTGTAGCACTGTCGTTTACTTCGATCAATCCACCATTTCCATTCTGTCGTACAAAGTCCCCAATATCAAATACAGGATTGTATCCTTTGTGTGCAAGTACACTATTAGCCGCAGTGTTCAGTTCACTTCCAGCTTCAATATCATCTATCTGTTTATCCGTGAGATACTCGTAGTAAAAATCTATAACTTTACCTATGGGCTCATACGAATACTCAATAATAATATCCGAATCTTCAATGTGATGACTATCACCTGACCTTATCGTAAATAAGTTCAATGGATTTACTCTCCTTAAAATAGGTTCTCCAGATACAATGTCTGCACAATAGATCTCTTCTCCTGCTATTAACGCATCAGTAAAACCTTGATTGAATTTCAATTTCAACTCTTGCTCATTGTACAGATACTTAAGTATTCTTGTAGCGTTTAGCTCTCTAAGGTCCTGATATTCGTAATTCAAATACTTGTTTAATCTTCTAAGCTCGTTCTGCAGATCTTGCTCATTCATTGCATCACCCTGTATCTGCTGCATAAGAAGATTCATTATTCGTTCCTTCTTATAATTCTCTTTCTCAGAGATTGCATTATCATTCACAGATCTTACTCTCCATTCAAATTTCCTTTTGAACTCTTCGCCAATAAGTAGATCAATTTTAGGATTTGCAATAGGATAGTTCTGCATCTTAGCAGGGAATGTAGCATTCTGCAGATTCAACGGATTACATACTGACTGCATATCTCTTTGGTCAAGTATGTCATTGTACAGATCGTAGTTTATTTTTTTGTTGTATTGAGACTGCCTTATTCGATTATCTTTGAACACTGTAAAGTTTTCTGCAGCGTCCATGCAGTCCTTCATCCACTTCTCATTTTTTTGTGAAGTTGCCTTTTTCTGGCTTGGAAAGAAAGTCACATTGGCGGATCCTTTCATAATTTTTTTATTTACACAATATTAGTCAAAAATTGAAATTTTTATCTTCCAAATATATTTCTGCTATAGCCATAATTCTTCTTAAATGGACGGTCCCAAAAAGAATCTGTTGCTATACTTTTAATCTTCTTTTCTGTTTCAACTACGTGCTGTACTCTTTCTTGTTTCAAAATAAGTACCATTCCTAATGCTGAAACTCGGTCAAAGTTACCATCTTTATTCCAATAAATAAGCTCCTTTATAAGAGGCATGCATCTAATTTTCTGCAGGTTCATAAAATCCTCATCATCTGGCGTAGGCGTTATCAACCATTGTTTGATCAATTCCCTTGCCCACTTATTTATTGCAACTGTTGCAGGAGTACCTTTCTTCCTACTCATCATAGTTGAGCTCATCATTTCTCTATCCACTAGCACTTCAGGTGTATCAGCTAACAGATGCAACGAGTTCATCTTCTTAAAATAATTGAACATTCCCCTTAGTGCATTCTCATAATTACAATCCGCATTAAAGAACATCAACAATCTTCTCACATTCTCATAATACTCATCTGCCGTGGCTGGTCTTCCTGTATATTCTGCTACAATTCTTTCAGTCAATACATTCATCACAAATGTACTTCCCAACGACGTAGTTTGTGACTCATCATGATCGTAGGGGTCAGTTCCAGCAATGTACATTCCATTTGGAATCTTGTTTTCATTGTTCCTATATGGCATTTCATAAATAACAACACATCCTTCCAAATTCTTATTGTCACGTATAGGAAAATTCATAATGGGTCTTGCGTCAGAATCTATCTTCCATTCTACATCTCCCGTTTCACCATCTATTCCTAATCCTCCTACCCAGGCACTATCAATATACTTTTTCCTATGTATCTCCAGCTCACCCAACTGATTCTTCAGATCATTAACAGGGAATATAGTTCCCTGCCATCTCATTACTGCTTCTTGTGGATTAAATGGTTTCTCCGCCAAATACTGATCGTATGCTGTAGCATTACTTGAATTCTCTTTTACCTTCTTCCTTTCTTTCTCTTCCCATGCAATTGCTTTCTCACTATCCGAGTTTCCAAACTCATCATAGCAAAACTCATAGTTTTTATCCACAGGCATAAAGAAACCACAGTCCGTATTCTCTCTA